AAGTATTACAACATTTTTTAACTCAATTTCATCTATTTCTTCATTTGATGATAATTTATATTTAATCCAAATGATTGGAGAAGGATCAGTTGGGCCTGAATTTACAACATTGTTTACAATGTTTATCAATAATAAACTAGATAAGATTATTTCACCTGAAACTATATTAACTCATGAAAGTGAAGAGTATGTTCTTAATACTTTAAAAGGAGTTATAGGAAAAGATAAAGATTATAGAGCTGATTTAGCATCAATTTTATCAACTCGACTTATTAACTACAGTTTGTATTATAGTAAAGATAATAAGATTGAAAAATCAATTATTAATAGATTATCATTCTTAATGAATGAAGAATTATTTGCAGTGGATTTAAAATATAGTATTGTAAAATCAATATATAACGGAAATCCATCCGCGTTTAAATTATTAATGTTAGATAAAGTTTTAATTAAATTTTTAAGTAAATAATCATGGTAGGAACTCTTTTACAATTAGGACACCAAAATAGGTTAAGTATCGGTTGGTTATTAATAAAAGGATATGTAGATGAACATAAAATAAAAGCATATCAAGAATTATATGAATTAAATCAAAATAACAGATTAGAAGACAATACAACAGTTTATTTAACTCCATTATCTGAATTTCCTCCATATAAATTAAAAAATTATATTGAAGAAAATACATTAAATATAAAAACAGCAAGAAAATTAGATAAAATAGATACATTAATCATTAATCATGATTTTATAACATCTTCTTATACCCAAAAATTAACCAACTATTACATAATTCCTTCAGATGTTATTTTAAAAAATTCATATTTTAAAAAATATATAAATGATTCTACAGATTATTATAGAATAGATGTAAAAGGAGGTCAAACAATAACTCATTATTTTGTTAGTGAACACTATTATCAAGTATTAATTAATTTAGATTCTAAATTTTCTATAATAAATGAATATCCATTAGTAGAGTGTTTTCCTGTAACTAATGATTGGGGGAATAAAAAAGCAACAGATAATGTAGATTTTTTCCTAAATATATTTGATACAATAGAAAAATATAATTTAAAAGTTGTATTTGATCATAATATAAGTGATGTTATAAATGAAGGATTATCTATAGATGAAGATGTTTTTGAAAATATTCTTAATATGATAACTAGTGAAGATGAGTCTAATCTTAATTTAGCTAAAGAAATTTTAGCTAATATGGAGTTTGAATCTTCAAGATCATATTTGATTTATTTGTTTAATTATTTTTATAAATTAAATCAAAATCAATCAAATAATAAAAATTACAATTACTTAAAGAAACAAATGAAAAAATATGTCCATATATATTCTACAAAAAACGATCCAACAACATTCAATCATTTCTTACCAACATTAATAGAAAAATATCCTAAATTATCTCAAGATTTTATGAATTGTTTTAGAATCCATATGAACTTAATATTAAAGAGAAACATCATTAAAGAAATACAAACTTATTAATATTTATCATAAAATATTTGATGGCAACCATAGTATTATTAAGTTGTACTAAATCTAAAACTGTATACGAAGCACCAGCTCAAGAATTATACTCAGCATCTCCTATGTTTCAAAAAACATTAGAGTATGGTAAAACGCTTAAGCCTGATAAGATGTATATTTTATCGGCTAAGCATCATTTAGTTAATTTAAACCAAAAATTAAAACCATACGATTTAACTCTTAAAGATTTTAATAAAGAGGAAAAAGAAAAATGGGGTGAAGAAGTTTATAAAGAAATGAAATCTAGAGGTTTAAATCTTGAAAGAGATAAATTCATATTCTTAGCAGGAAACGAATACATCAAACCTCTTACTAAATACATCCCAGAAAAAAATATAGAGACTCCAATGGGGGGTAAAAGATTTGGACAACGATTAAAATGGTTAAATAGTCAATTAAATAAATTACAAGAAACATTTAAAAGAATTAAACAATACATTTATGAAGCTATCAAAAGATAAATTAACAGAATATATTAATCTTTATATTAATGATGTTTGTGATTATGGTGAAGATGGAGAATGTGAAATTGTAGAATCTATTATAAAACCTATGGTATCTACTTTAGAAGAAGGAGAACATGATTTACATAATATGTTAAAAGAAACAGCTCAAAACTCACCTCAACATAAAGAAATTATTCTTGAGTTTATTTCTTATGTTCATGAAATTCAATAATTTGGCTTTTTAATATATTTTTCGTATATTTAAGAAATTAAAAAATAAAAAGTTATGTCAAATACTCAAACCAAAAAGTTAATTTCCGCTGACGGAACTATTGTTTACTATTTAGATGGTAAAATGCATAACCTAGAAGGTCCTGCTTATATTCCTGAAGGTGATATGAAGAAAAAAGAATACTATATTAATGGTATAAAATATTCTGAACCAGAATGGAAAGCAGCTAAAAAAGGCGGTGACGGATTACCATGGTATAAATCAGGAGGTGCTAAAGCTAGATTTTAATTATGAAAATAGGATTTTGTGGTACAATGTCTGTAGGTAAAACTACATTAGTTAATGCTTTAAAAGAATTACCTGAATTTAAAGACTATACATTTGCAACTGAACGTTCAAAATATTTACGTGATTTAGGAATACCATTAAATACTGACTCTACAATTAAAGGTCAAATTGTATTTTTAGCGGAACGTGCTAGTGAATTAATGTGTGAAAATATAGTAACAGATCGTACTGTAGTTGATGTTATGGCTTTTACTAGAGCAGCTAAATCAATTCCATATTTTGTATCTGACCAATTTGAAGAATTAGCACTTAATCTAATTAAAGAATATAACTATATATTTTATGTTTCACCTGAAGGTGTAGATATAGAAGATAATGGTGTTAGAACAATTGATCCTAAATATAGAATGGAAATTGATAAAAATATTCAACGTGTTTTAAACCAATACCCTCATAAATTTAAAAGATTACATCGTATATCTGGTAATACTGAAGAAAGAATACAACAGATTAAACAGGTAATAAACTTTCAATATTTATAAATAAACTTAAATAATGAAAAAATCTAGATTATTTGAAATTATACGTGAAGAAATAGCAGCTGCATTAAACGAACTAGAAAAAGGGGAAGTTGAACTACCTAAAGGCACCCCAGCATCTACTGTTAAATACCACACTGATAAAGGATTTGATGTTAAATTTGTAGACCCAGCTACTGGAAAGATGGCTCAAAAAGAATCCCAAATAGATGAAGAACAACTAAACGAAACCCCAGTATATGATGTTAATGATATGGAAGGGTTTAAATCAACTCTAGATAAATTTAGAGAAGAAGGAATTTCTAAAAGTAAATCACTTAATCTATTACTTAAAAAACTTGAAGATGAAGGCACAGTTGATACTAATGCTTTAAGTAAAGAATTTGGAGTAGACACAGCAACATTCAACAATAAAGAAATTCGTAAATTTTTAAATAGACCTCAAGATGAATTCTTCCAAGATAAATCAGGCGATGAATTAATTGATTTTACCCCATATTTAGATAAATCTGACAAACCAAGAGGTAGAGCGGCAGGTGAAAAATCTGAACCTAAAGAAAAATCAGCATTGCCAGATTCAGGAATAACTAAAAAAGAAAAAAAAGAAGAACCTAAAAAAGAGAAAAAAGCTGAAAAAGAAGAACCTAAAAAAGCTACTTTAACTAAGGGTGATGATGGATTTGATGATGTAAGTTATTCTAAACCTAAAAAAGAAGAACCTAAAAAAGAAAAAGAAAGCAGTGAAGATAAAGCAGACAAAGCTGCTAAAGGTGGATCTAAATTAGATAAAATGTCTGATAGTAAAGATCAACTTTTAAAAGCTTTGAAAAAAGCTAAAGAAGAAAGATTAGCAGTAGCTGAAAAACGTAAAAATGCTAAAAGTGAAGCTGAAAAAGAAAAATTATTCGATGAACTTAAAAGAATAAATAAATTAGAAGGCGAACTCCAGAAACGAATTGATAAATTAGGATACTAATTCATGAGAACTAAAACTATAAAACTTAATATATCGCACCTAATTATGGGTGCGATCATTTTGTTATTATTAATTTTTCTATTCTTTCGCCCTTCTATCGTTGATACTTCAAAATATGATATACAAAAACAAGAAATTAAAAAATTAAAAAATAATATTGATTCATTAAAAAATGAACAAAATATTTTAAATGTTACTCTTAAAAAACAAGAAAATTTTATAGACTCTATAAATACAGAAATTAAATTAACCGAACAAGAGTTACAACAAACACGTACATACTATGGAAACAAAATTAAAGACCTTACTAGTGCTTCTAACTCTGAACTTGAACAGTTTTTCACAGACCGTTACAGATAAAATTTGTTTTTCTCATGATAAAGTAAAAGCTATCGCTATTGATCTTACACGAGGTGATTCTGCTGTTGCCGAATTAAAGCTTGTAAATAAAATGATATGGCAATTAAATGAAAAAATAGATGCTAAAGATAGTGTAATTACTATTTATGTTGAAAAAGAAACAAATTATCTTAAACAGACTGCTTCATATGAAAAATTAACAACTGTTCAAGATACTATAATTAAAGGTCTTGAAACTGATGTTGTTGATTTGACTAATAAGAACAACAATTTGAAAAAAGGAATTAAGTGGGTTAGTGGAGGATTTTTAGGATCTTTAATAGCTTTAATTACCTTATTTTCAATAAAATAATGTATGAGCCAAGATATAAAACAAATACTCCGCCAAGAATACATTAAATGCGCCCAAGACCCAGCGCATTTTATGCGTAAATATTGTTTTATTCAACACCCACAACGTGGGCGAATTCAATTTAACCTTTATCCATTCCAAGAAAAAGTACTTCATTTATGGAGAGACAACCCATACTCTATAGTACTTAAATCTAGACAGTTAGGTATATCAACATTAGGAGCAGGTTATGCCTTATGGCTAATGACTTTTCACCAAGATAAAAATGTACTTTGTATAGCTACTAAACAAGATACAGCTAAAAACATGGTTACAAAGGTAAAATTTATGTATGAAAATTTACCATCTTGGCTTAAAATAACATCTGAAGAAAACAATAAACTAACCCTTCGACTAATAAATGGTTCTCAAATAAAAGCAACTTCAGCATCAAGTGATGCAGGTCGATCAGAAGCAGTATCATTGCTACTAATTGATGAGGCTGCTTTTATTGAAAATATTGGTGAGATATGGGCATCCGCACAACAAACATTAGCAACTGGTGGTGGATGCATTGCGTTATCTACACCTTATGGTACTGGTAATTGGTTTCATCAAACATGGGTTAGAGCAGAAAATCAAGAAAATGATTTTTTACCTATTAGATTACCTTGGATGGTTCATCCTGAACGAGATCAATCATGGAGAGATAGGCAAGACGAATTATTAGGTGATCCTAGGTTAGCAGCCCAAGAATGTGATTGTGACTTTAGTACATCTGGTGATGTTGTATTTTATCCTGAGTTTTTAGAATTTTACGAAAAAACATACATTAAAGACCCACTTGAAAGAAGAGGAGCAGACAGAAACTTATGGATATGGGAACCAGCTGATTATACTAGATCATATATGGTTATAGCTGATGTTGCTAGAGGTGATGGTAAAGATCATTCTGCATTTCATATTATAGATACTGAAACTAATACGCAAGTAGGCGAATATAAAGGTCAAATTGGTACTAAAGAATTTGGTTATTTGCTTGTAGGTGTAGCAACTGAGTATAATAATGCTTTACTAATTATTGAAAATGCTAATATTGGATGGGCTACTATTCAAACAGTAATTGAAAGAGGTTACCAAAATTTATATTATTCCCCTAAAAGTGGTGAAATAACAGCTGATACTTATTTCTCTGAGTATGCAGACACTAGTAAAATGGTACCTGGGTTTACTATGAATACAAGAACTAGACCTTTATGTATAGGTAAATTTCAAGAAGCATTGTCTGATAGAGGTGTAACAATTCAATCTAAACGTTTAATTGAAGAAATGAAAGTATTTGTTTGGAAAAATGGTAAAGCTGAAGCCCAAACAGGTTACAATGATGATTTAGTAATGTCTTTTGCTATAGGCCAATTTATGAGAGATACTTCACTTAAATTTAAACAACATGGGATAGATTTAACTAAAAGTATGCTTTCTAGTATGTCAACTACAAAACAAAACTTTGCTGGAGGGTATTCAACTCAAGGAACACAAGATAATCCTTGGAAAATAGATAACCCATATGGAGGAGAAGAAGATATTCGTTGGCTTCTTTAATATTTATTATTATATTATAAAATATGGCAAATAAAGACTTATTCTCTAGATTAAAAAGATTATTTTCAACTGATGTAGTAATCCGTAATCAAGGAGGAACCCAACTTAAAGTTATGGATGTTAACCAAATCCAACAATCTGGTGAACTCCAAACAAACTCATTAGTAGACAGATTCAATAGAATATACACTAACTCAGCTACTTCATTATACGGTTACCAAAACTCATTTAATTATCAAACATTACGCCCTACTTTATACTCAGAGTATGATGCTATGGATACAGATGCTATTATTGCTTCTGCTCTTGACATCATAGCTGATGAAAGTACTTTAAAAAATGATATGGGAGAAGTACTTCAAATTCGTAGTTCGGATGAAGATGTACAAAAAATTCTATATAACTTATTCTATGATGTACTAAATATAGAATTTAATTTATGGCCTTGGATTCGTAATATGTGTAAGTATGGTGATTTCTTTCTAAAACTAGAAATTGCAGAAAAATATGGTGTATATAACGTTATACCTTATACTGCATACCATATTGAACGCCAAGAAGGATATGACAGAAACAACCCAGCGTCTGTAAGATTTAGATTTGACCCAGATGGAATATCTGCTTCAAGTTACGGATATTTTGATGTACCAAATTCAGCACAACAAGGTACATCTATTATATTTGATAATTACGAAATGGCTCACTTCCGTTTATTAACGGATACTAACTTTTTACCTTATGGTAGATCATATTTAGAACCTGCTCGTAAGTTGTTTAAACAATACACATTAATGGAAGACGCAATGTTGATCCATCGTATTGTTAGAGCGCCTGAAAAACGCATATTTTATGTTAATGTTGGAAATATAGCACCTGCTGAAGTAGAAAACTTCATGCAGAAAACAATTTCTAAAATGAAACGTACTCCTTATATTGACCAACAAACAGGTGAATATAACTTAAAGTACAATATGCAAAACTTACTTGAAGATTTTTATATTCCTATTAGAGGTAATGACCAAGCTACTAAAATTGATACTCTTCAAGGTTTACAATATGATGGTATTACTGACGTAATATATTTAAGAGATAAATTATTTGCTGCTCTTAAAGTACCTAAAGCATTTTTAGGATACGAAAAAGACTTAACAGGTAAAGCAACATTAGCAGCAGAAGATATTAGATTTGCTCGTACTATAGACAGAATCCAACGAATCATTCTATCAGAATTAAATAAAATAGCATTAGTTCACTTATACACTCAAGGTTATACAGCTGAAAGTTTAACTAACTTTGAATTATCATTAACTACTCCTTCTATCATTTATGACCAAGAAAGAATAGCATTGATGAAAGAAAAAGTTGATTTAGCTAACCAAATGGTAGAAGCTAAATTAATGCCTACTGATTGGATTTACGAAAACATATTCCACCTAAGTGAAGACCAATATGACGAATATAGAGATTTAATTAGAGAAGATGCTAAACGCAAATTCAGACTAACCCAAATCGAATCAGAAGGAAACGACCCAGTAGAAACAGGTCAATCATATGGTACACCACATGACTTAGCATCATTATATGGTAGAGAAAGGTATGAAAATAAAGATGATGTTCCTTTTGGATATGATGAAAAAACCCCTTTAGGAAGACCTAAAGAAAAAAACACAGATAGAAATACTCAAGATAATGCTTTTGGAAAAGACAGAATAGGATCTATGGGAATGAAAAAAGACAATGATATGTCTCATTCAATAAAACCTAACTATAAAGGCGGATCTCCATTAGCTCTTGAAACTAAAACTTTATCTCAAGCACAATCTAAAATGCTTGAAAAAATTCCTATTACAAGAAAACAATTAGTGTTTGAGTCTGATAAACATAAAGAATCATTATTAGATGAAAACCAAATACGTGAGTAACAAATCTTAATATATTTATAAATAAACACTCATCTAGAATGAAAATTAAACATTCGAAGTACAAAAACCCGGGTATTCTTTTTGAATTGCTTGTTAGGCAAATCACAGCTGATACTTTAGAAGGTAAAGATTCTCCTATTAAAGAATTACTTAAAAAGTATTTTGTTAAAACTGAATTAGGGAAAGAGTTTAGGTTGTATGAAACACTCTTAAAAAAAACTAGTTTAACCGAAGCTAAAGCTAATGTTGTTATTGATACTCTTCTTGAGTCTTCTAAAACACTCAATAGAAAATCAATTAAAAAACAAAAATACAACTTAATTTCAGAGATACAGAAGTATTATGATTTAAATGAATTTTTTAATCATAAGCTTCCTAATTATAAAATATACGCAGCATTTTACACTTTAGTAGAAATTTATAATACTACAACTGCTCTTAACCC